GACATATGAGTACTAATATGGGCCTGATGGTCTTGGTAGATAAACGCTTTCATCGGTTTACCAATTAATGCCGCCATATTTTCTGATACAGGGTCTTTTGGTTTCGCGTCTTCCGTTGTAGGTATTAGTTTATCTGCGTTCTTAACCCCTAATACTTCAATCATCTGACGGTGTAACTGTGGTAAGTCGTAGATTTGTGGGGCTGTTTGAGCCATTTGTAATACTGCTTGGTACTGTACAACCCGTTGAGCCATAGTACTGCTATTAGGATCAGATACAGGTATAACATCAACCATTGCGTAATCTTGTTGACGTGCGCCATTCTCACCTCGTTCTGGTGTATATGCATATTCTGTTGGTGCGTAGTCAGCTATGATAACTTTAAGTAGTTTAAACTCTTGTTTCATTGCGTAATGTACGCGAGCTTGTACTGCAGCCATCGGTTTTAGTGTACGTTCTAAGATAGCTAGAGTCGTACCCACTGGTGCATTCGCACTCATATCAGACACGTTCATATCACTGATCGCGCCTAGGCGACGAGCTTCCGTAGTAATTTTTTCTAGTAAGCCCATCAATACTTGGCTTGGCTCCTTATATGGGAGCATCATAATGTTGTCTTTAATCGCACCGCTAGGGATGTCTACATCACGGAACTCACCCGGAGCAATCGGTGTATCGTCGCCCTTGACACGTAGCCCACGAGCCTTCAACCCACCCGGTAGATTCGACAATGTACCTGCATCGACTAACTGACGGATGATGGATGTACCCGCGCGTGCGTAGCCGCCAATGATATGGATAAGACCTAACCCGTAGAACCCAAAGCACGGCACATATACATAGTGTACGAAGTGTTGACGTTTTAAGTGCAGCTCATCTTCAGGGTCCCAGTTACGACGTATAGATAATATTTTACCTGTGCCTCGTTCTATAGTAATAACGTATGGACGAGCAATTTCTTCTGCATCATCGTCATCTTCTGCACCATCAATAATTAAGTCTGCATGGACCTCGTATAACGCGTACCTATCATCTTCAGTTATAGTGTATCCGGTCTCTTCGGCTTTCTTCTTCTCAATGTCCGTATGGAACGGTACAGGGTCTCCAAGATCAACTTCTCTATAAAACCCTGCTGCTTGTAACTTCTTAATCTCGTTCTCTGTCTTACGCATCACGTGGGTTACACGTTCTGCTGTCTCTATATGTGACGCGCCGTATGGCACAATGACATCTTCTGCTGAGATATATATCGCTACTTGACGCCCTAATGTCGGATCAAAATATACTTTTTTAAACGCTGACCCTGCAAGACCTAGTGAATACAAGAGGCGTTCATGCTCTGGACGGTACTCCACCATACGCTCTGTTAACTCATAGTTCATATCTTCCTGCACACGGCTAGCTGCTTCGGTCTTTTCAGGTGTTTCTTTACCAATAATCTTAGTACGAACTGGACCCGCTGCTGGGAATGTCTCACTCATTGCTTCTGCTTGGAACCGAATAGCTGCTTCTGCTAGCACTGTACTATACACACCACAGGCATTTTCCCATGGTTCTGTACGGTCCTCGTACTTAAATCCTAGTACTTCTAGCCCTTTAACATAGGTTTCAGCCCAGTCTTTACGGCTATTAATATCAGCTTCTACAAGTTCTAGTAAGTCATTAGATAAAGAGTTCAAGATCCCCTCATTTAATACTTCTGCTAAGTTTTCTTCAAACTCAGGGTCCCCAGAACTAACTAATTCCTGCTCTAGTGTGACTTCTACGCCACCATCTTCTAAAGGTTTAATATTATCGGACTGAATCTCAATATCAGGCATATCCATTTCCATGCCAATACCTTCTTCGTCTAATCCTTGTGGGGCTGCATATAGCCCTTTTTCCATTGAGTTCTTGCCCATAATATATCCTTATTAATAGTACCCTTGACGCCGGGATTTAAAATATTTTACTTCTTCTGGTTCATCTGTAGGCAGTCTAATAAATCCACCTTGACGAAACCTCATTAATGCCATTACAGTAGTATCAACCAAGTCATCATGTGACATAAAAGGAAACCCTGCAACTTCTTCAACTAGTTCTTCCGCCCACCGAGTTTGTGGTACCCATACTAACCCTGACTGCACTATATCAGCTACGGAATTTAAACGTGCTAACTTATCCCCTGACCCTCTATGTGGTGTGTACTCTTGAACAGGCATCCCCATTCTTCGTAACTCTTGGTACAGTGCTGTACCACTAGATTTCTTCTCCACTATAAATGAATCAGGTTCCCAATCATTATATTCCTCCATAGCCAACTTTTTCAGCTCTGGGAACTCTACACGCTTTTTAATTGAGTTAAGTAATATAATACTATAATTATTCTCTTCTTCATTATAGAAAACTCCCCAAGTTGTCAGGGCTGTAAAGTCGGCTCGGTTATGTGATTCTGCTGCGGCATCAAGACTCATTATAATGTACTCACACTTCGGTGCATTCTCACTAGCCCAGATTTTCCACCAGTCCCGCTTAACTATAGACGCTTCTTCCGATGTGGGGTTCTGTTGATATTGTGCGTTCCACTGGAACAGTGGCATAGACGCTTTAGTTCTTATCAAGTCTTCTATAGTGTAGAACTCGGGCCATAACGCCTTCTGCTCCATCACATGGGTTATCTTGTTCTCTATATCTAATATGGCAGGGAACTCAACTACTTCATACTGATCTGCCCCTGCGTTCATACCCATATCACGGGTTACTCTACCAGTCAGGTCATCAAGGTGCCAACGTGTTTGTATTATCGCTACCCGACCTCCGGGCATCAACCGTGTACGCGCACCGTATGTGAACCACTCGTATGCTTTCTCAAACACATCGAAGTTCCCATTAATAATGTCCTGCTCGTTATGTGGGTCATCAACTAATAATAAGTCTGCACCACGACCAGCTAACGCTGAGCCCACCCCGCATGCGTAGTACTCACCACCCATGTTTGTGTTCCATCGTCCAGCGGACTTGTTATCTGTCGCTAGTGTTACTGTGGGGTATACTTCTTTATATACGTCGGTGTCAATGATGTTACGAACCTTACGTCCAAAGTCCACAGCCAAATCGGTTGTGTGTGAGACCATCAAAACTTTCTTGTTAGGGTACCTGCCTAAGAACCATGCTGGGAAATATATAGAAACTAACTGACTCTTGCCATGCCGTGGTGGTATGTTGACGCACACACGGTCTTTTTTGCCATCTGCCAACGCCATCAGCAGGTCGCCCAGTATCCTATGATGTTTACCCACCTTATAATCAGGCTGCATCTTCTTACAGAACTCTATCAGGTCATCTCTGCATCGTTGTGAGTCAGTCCTCTTCTCTATAGTCTCTGCAATCTGTACTATTTCTGCTTGCTCATCCGGCTCAAACAGGTCGAGGTTGTCCAACATCTGATCAATTTCTTCTTCAGTAAAGTCAAAATTGTCCTGAACTGTCATTCTTGCCAACCTTCTAGTATGTCGTCGTACTCAATCGTCGGTTCTAGGCCCGTTTGTATGCGTTTTAGCGTTTTTTCGGTGTTTTCTGCAGGTTTTTCTGCAGGTGTTAGTGTTTTTTCTGTGTTTTCTGCTGGTGCAGGTGTGTTTTCTGCTGGTGCAGGTGTTGTTTTTAACCCGAGCTCTGCATCCATGTCAATAATCTCACCTTCTATAGTTATCTCGTTAGGTGATTCTGGCTCAGTGTCTGCTTGCATAATCTTTTTGAACTTCTCACGCAGCGATTTACGCAGTTCTTCTGTTGACTGGTGGATTATTGTTACCTCTGACTTCTCTGTGAACAACCCGACGTCTGTAATTTTACCCAAAAGTTCTAGTGCTCTTATACGCACCCGTGGATCTGGGTTGTCTGACTCTAAAATTAACTTATTTGTTACTAGGCGACGGATTTCAGTGGCGTTATTTACGATGGCATGGCTAAATTCATCCAATATGTTCCGGGTTAGCTGCATCGAAGCGGGAGTTAGTTTGGCTGCACGTGTATTGTTTACTGTTTTGCTAGTAAGGGAAGGGTTTGAGGCATACGCATTCGATAGTCCTGCTGCAATATCCCTATCTTCCGCATTGGGTGTTGTATCTAACCCATGCTCCCCCAATAAATCAGCCGTAGCAGCTGCTGCCTGAGCACGTTCGTGCAGGTCTACAAGTTTTACTTCTGGCGTAATCGGTACGCCTACATCTGGGGTAAGCTCGATAGTCATAATCTAATGGTTGTTTAACCTATTTTGCAAGCCCAAGGGCCGATTTCGTAATATAACATACAAACACAAAAACGCAACTACTGCACACAATAAAAATAAAACGCTAGGTACTTAAAAAACATAGGGGGGCCTCGCCGAATTTGATGG